CTTCACGATCACTGTTCCGAGTTCGAGTCTCATTACCAACCAGATCGTGAAAGATATGGTTGCGAATGTTCTCGATTTCCTGTCCGACGGGGCACTTACAACGCCCTGGTCGGCCACGAACGTCAACAAGCTCCTCTTGAACGAGTCTTAGACTCGGGCGAGGATGGGCCTCCTTCGGGAGGCCCAGACTCTAGGAGCCCTTAGACTGGGCGCTAGAGTCGCCGCATCGGATGATGAGTGTTGGCCCTGGAAGGACACACCTCAATGGGTCTGTCTGTTCAAGAGCCAGGTGACTTCATAGTCACTCTTGTCGAGAAGGCCATGGCTGGCCCTGGTCGACATACACCCTATCAGTTGAAGAACCTCAAACGCGACATCGAGACTCTTCGAACTCGATATCGCGCAGAGGGTCTCTCCTTCGTCACCAAAACCATGCCGAAACTCGGCAAGGCTTTGGATAAGGCGTTGGTGAGTCAGCGGCTCGAAGTGCCACGAGGGTTTAAACTCGATGGACACCAAAATAGGCCTCAGTTTCTTAAGGCGTATTTTAGCCGCGTTTTCGACTCATCGGGTGTGCTACTGGGCGACGCAAGTGCTGAAGATATTCGATATCTTCGGCAAGTGCTTTTCTGTGCTTATAGACTTGAACTCCCATTCTCGGAGTCGCAGAATGCAGCTGTCATTGCTGCCTTCGTCGAGACAGAGTGTGAGATTCAAGCTCTCGATCTGGGCGAAGCTCCGGCAAAAGCTCAAAGAGCTATTGTTGAAGCTTCTTACCTGACCGAGAAGATCTTCGCTCGGTTTGATCCGAAGGAGATCCTCCCTAAGCACGGCCCAGGAGCTGTGGCGACCGGTGAACGGGGCGAAGAGAAGATGGTTTTCCATCGTCTCTACGACTCCATTCACCAGGTCTACCCCTATTACGATTACTTCGTAGTAGGGGGCGCTCGGGAGCTTCTAGATCGGAGGGACTGGTACCTAGGCCTCGACCGTTTAAAAACCGGCGACGCCAAGGTGGTGCTTGTTCCCAAAGATTCGCGCGGTCCGCGTCTGATCTCCTGTGAACCACTGGAATACCAATGGATTCAACAGGGGCTCGGGCGGAAGTTGATGGACCATTTCGAGGCCAACTGGCACACGAGTGGACAAATCAACTTCAGGCATCAAGAGGTCAATCGATCGCTAGCTCTTTCCGGTAGTATTACCGGTGAGTGGGCGACTATTGACCTCAAGGATGCTTCAGACCGAGTGTCTCTAGATCTCGTTCGTCGGGTATTCGAGAGAGTACCCCACGTTTTAAGATGTCTAGAGGCATGTCGCACGACGGCCACTAAGCTTCCGGATGGAAGCGTTCTGCCACTCAAGAAGTTTGCTCCTATGGGGTCAGCTTTGTGCTTCCCCGTTGAGAGCTTCATCTTCTGGAGTGTCATCGTGGCTGCTATGACGCTTCGTACGCGCTTACCACAGCGCTACGTCGAGCAGCGGGTGTTTGTGTATGGGGACGACATAGTCGTTCCCACTTCATGGGCACCCTCTGTAATCAGCATACTTGAATCGGTTGGCCTTCGGGTCAATCGAGACAAGTGTTGCACAGCCGGTAGCTTCCGTGAGAGTTGTGGCATGGACGCCTTCAAGGGCGAAGATGTCACTCCTGTCAAGGTGCGAAAGCTGTGGTCCGGCCGGCGTACTGATGCGACCGCCTACGCCGCCTACACAGAGTATGCGAATCACTTCGCACGCAATGGGTGGGCGGAAGTAGCCTCGTTTATAAGGGAGAAGCTTATTAAGGCCTATGGCCCCGTGCCATACGGGACCCGAAAAGCTTCATACCCTTGTATTGAGGTTCCAGATGCTTGGGAAGCGATGCTTGAGAACAAGCGTCTATTCCGTAGCAGATGGAATCGGTCACTACAGCGGCTCGAGTTTCGCGTCAAGCGGTTAACTACCGTGCGACGGCCCACGTCACTCGACGGCTGGCATCGCCTTACTCGCAACATCTGTTGCGGGTCCGGCAATGACCCATCGGTACACGTGGTCCCACGCGCCACGAAAATCCAGCTGGGATGGGCGGCGTCCTCCTAACTAGAGGCGTTGATGACGGAAGATATCCAC